ATTACCGGATTTCCACCCTGAAAAAGCGGGTCGATGCCGAGGATTGGGATGGGGCAGCAACCGAAATCGTGAAGTGGAATAAAGCCGCCGGTCGGGTTCTGCCCGGATTAACCCGCAGACGAACTGCTGAAGCTGCGATGTTGAGGTAGAGATGCCATTATCCAAGCTGATATTTAAACCCGGCGTCAACCGCGAGAACACGCGCTATACCACGGAAGGTGGCTGGTATGAGTGCGACAAGGTGCGCTTTCGGCAAGGCACTCCAGAGACAATCGGTGGCTGGCAACCACAGACACTCAACACATTCTTAGGCGCGTGCCGGTCACTTTGGAACTGGGTAACGCTTAGCTCGTTAAACCTGATTAGCCTTGGTACAAACTTAAAGTTTTACATTAACAAAGGCGGTGATTTTTATGACACCACGCCGATTCGCGCTACTGTTACGCTAAATGATCCTTTTGCACTGACCGCTTCCCCGGTTGTGACGGTCACAGATACCGCTCATGGGTGTGAAAACGGCGATTTTGTTACCTTCAGTGGGGCAACCGACATTGGTGGGGCTGGTACTAATGTCACTGCGGCGGTGCTAAATCAAGAGTTTCAGATTACTTTTGTGGACGCTAATACGTACACAATCACGATTTCTGTCACGCCAAATGCTACGGCTATTGCTGGCTCCCCCGGTGGTGGGGCCGCTGTGAGTGCGGCGTACCAAATAAACACAGGATCTGCGTTTGCGGTTCCGGTAGTCGGATGGGGCGCTGGCCCGTGGGGGTCTGGTGTTTGGGGGTCGGGAGGCGCTACGCTGTCCCCGGTGCGGCTGTGGAGTCAAACAAACTACGGCGAGGATTTAATTTTTGGCCCCCGTGGTGGTGGTGTGTATTACTGGGACGCCACTACTGGCGTAGGGTCACGCGGGGTTGACCTGACCACACTAGGCGACGCCGACACGCCGGTTGTCCAGAATGTAATTTCCGTGTCAGATACGTCCCGGTTTGTGCTGGTGTTTGGCACGAACGACTATGGCTCCAGTACGCTAGACCCCATGCTAATTCGCTGGTCGGCGCAGGACGATCCGTTCACATGGTCCCCCGCTGCAACAAACCAAGCAGGCAGCATCCGGCTGTCACACGGCTCAGAAATTATTACGGTGGTGCAGACCCGACAGGAAGTTGTCGTAATCACCGACTCTTCCGTCTACAGTATGCAGTACCTCGGCCCTCCGGCAGTCTGGGGTGTCCAGCTTCTTGGAGATAACATCTCTATCGCGGGGCCGAATGCTGCGATCATTGCCTCCGGGGTTGTGTATTGGATGGGCATCGACAAGTTCTACGCCTATGACGGGCGCACTCAGACGCTTAATTGTGATCTGCGCCGGTTTGTATTCAATGACTTTAACTTGTCCCAACGCGAGCTTGTGTACTGCGGGTCAAACGAAGCGTTCAATGAAGTCTGGTGGTTCTACGCATCCGCCGGATCTCAGGTGGTGGATCGGTATGTTGTTTATAACTACCTAGAGCGTGTCTGGTACTACGGGACTATGAACCGTAGTGCGTGGTTGGATTCCGGACTTCGGTCGTACCCACTGGCGACGCTGTATGACCCTGACACACAGACTGGCCGGTTGCTTGAGCATGAAAATGGGCTAAATGACAACACGGACGGTACCGACAACCCAATTAATGCGTACATTTCGTCAGCAGAATTCGACATTCAGGACGGCCATCAGTTCGGGTTTGTCTGGCGGGTGCTGCCTGACTTGACGTTTAGTAACTCGACGAATTCGCCGTCTGCGGAAGCGCCAAAAGTTGCGATGACTCTGCGGGGTCTGTACAACTCAGGCTCCGGGCAAATTGACTCGGCGACCAAGAATGTCTCCAGAGGCAGTACGTACACGATCACCGAGGAGTTTACTGGTCAGATTTACACACGGGTGCGTGGCCGTCAGATGATCTTTGAGATTGAGTCCAACCAAGTCAACACGGCATGGCAGCTTGGCGCACCCCGGTTCGACATCCGTCCTGATGGCCGCAGATGACTACACAAATCGTCACCACGGAGTTTTCTCTTGACAGGTTGGTCCCTCCCAACTTGCCGTTGGCTCCGGTGCAGTACGAGTCCCGGTATCAGGAGGCGCTTAATAACGTCCTGCGGCTGTACTTTAACCAGCTAGACAATTTTTTGGCGAAGCTCATGGCAACAAGTACGTCAATCCCGGTCACGTTCCCCGGCATGGAGGCGGATGCGTTTGGTCGCTTACGTACCAGCAATCCGTTTACGCTATTTGATAGCCAAAATCGGTATGAGAAAGACCCTCAGTTTGCAGAATCAACGGTAAATGGCGCTGCGATTACCTTCGACGCTGACGCTTCTACGGTGCTGATGGCTGCGGATACAACTTCGGGGTCAAAGGCGGTTCGTCAGACTTACCGGGTGTTTCCCTACCAGCCGGGTAAGAGTTTGCTGGTCTTAGCGACGTTTGTAATGGCCGATGCTCAGACCAACCTGCGCCAGCGGGTCGGCTACTTTAATACCGATAACGGGGTATTTTTCCAAAAGAATGGGTCGATAAACTCATTTGTTTTGCGCACTGCAACAAGCGGTACGCCTAGTGATGCCCGGACGGTTAATCAGGCTGATTGGAATGGAGATAAGCTGGACGGGACCGGGGACAGCGGGATCACGTTAGATACGTCTAAGTCACAGATTCTGTTTACGGATTTTGAGTGGCTTGGGGTTGGATCGGTGCGCTGTGGCTTTGTGATTGACGGGCGGTTTATTATTTGCCACACCTTCCAAAACGCCAATTCCCAGACCGGCGTATATATGACCACGGCAATTTTGCCGATCCGCTACGAAATTGAGGCAACGGATACGCTGGCTACCGGCGCAACAATGAAGCAAATATGCTCCACGGTAATCTCGGAAGGTGGCTATGAGCAAGCGGTAGCCAATCAGTTTGCCCGTAGAAGCACGGCGTTATCGACTATTTCTGATACCTTTTTGCCGGTAGTTTCAATTCGGCTGGCATCAGATTCCTTGGGCGCGGCGGTTCTTATTCAGGGTATTCAGGTATTCCCGACCACTACACAGAATTATGAAGTGGCCTTGTTTAAAAATGCTACCCTGACTGGGGCAAGCTGGAATACCTCGACGTTTAGCCATGTGGACTACGACGAAACCGCGACTGCCGTTTCCGGTGGAACGATGGTGCTACAAAGCTACGCGGCCTCATCTTCCCAAGGGCGAGCAGTGTCTACGACCCCGAGCGGATATAACTTCAGCCTACAACTTGGTGTAGACCTGTCTGGGACTAGCGATGTGTATACGCTGGCGGTGCGCACACTGACTTCGACGCCGACTGGAGATGCGTTCGGAGTTATCGACTTTATTGATTTAACTGATTAAAATTCAGAAAAATGGAGTGAATTATGGGTGCTGAAGCGATGTTGCTAGGCGCTGCGGTCGGCGGTGCTACCAGCGCGATGCAGAAGAAAGACCCGCTATCAGGCGCTCTTATGGGGGCACTGGGCGGCGCGGTCATGCCGGGTATTACAAACGCCCTCGGTATCGGTGGTGGGGCTGCTGCGGGTACGGCTGCTGGTACGGCTGCAAACGCGGGGGCGCAAGCTGCTGCCGCTGCGCAACCGGCAACTTATATGGATGCTGCTATTGATCTTGGCGCTCTCAAAGGTGCTGGGGGGTCAATGGCGTTAGATCCGCAAGCGGCGATTGACTTTGGGGCGCTTAAAGGCGCTGGTAATGCAGCGATTCCAAATATCGAATCCACGGGACTTCAGGCTAATGCCCCCAGCATGCTGCACCCGGCAAAAGATGTTCTAAACATTGCTTCAGTTGCCCCTGACACACAAATAGCTGGACCTGTATCGACACAAGCCGCCGATACCGGCCCCCTCAGTGGACTTAAAAACTGGTGGGGTGGTCTGAGTGGTAAAGAAAAGCTCCTCTACGGTGGTGGCGCGGGTATCGGCGCTATGATGCTTGCTGATCGGATGAACGCGCCGGATATGCCGTCCTCCAAGTATTCGGGGCCGCTTTCTAAGTTTAGTTTTGACCCAAGGAAGTACCGCAGTTCTATGTATGCCGCCGAAGGCGGTATTGTTGCTTTGGCTGCGGGGGGATCACCTGCGCGTCGCCCGGATGGCGGCATCTCAAGTCTTGGCTCATACTCTGATGGTGGCCGTATGCTGCGCGGTCCCGGTGATGGGATGAGCGACAGTATCCCCGGTGTTATTGGCGGCAAGCGCCCTGCACGGCTTGCAGATGGTGAGTTTGTGGTCCCGGCTGACGTTGTTTCTGGGCTTGGGAACGGATCAACTGATGCTGGCGCTCGGCAACTGTATGCAATGATGGACAAAGTGCGCAAGGCACGTACCGGCAAGAAAACCCAAGGGCGTGAAATTAACGCTCGCAAGTACATGCCCGCATAAGGAATGGCAATGAGAAAGAAACATTACTCCGTTGATAAGTACGGTAGGAAGGTCAGCAGGTTTTTCGCCGGTGGTGACGGGGATAGTAGCGACGATGGTTCATCCGACGCAGGTACAGGTGGCGCTGACCCCGGAGATGGCAGTGCGCCGGGGGATGCTGGTGACGCTGGCGGAAACGGTGGTGGTATTGAGACGCTAGTATCTAATACAGGGACCACAACGCCTCCGGTCACTACAACAACCACTGCTGGGTTAAGTGGCCCCGGTAATACGGAATACACTCCGCAGCAGATTGCCGACGCGCTACGCGCCGAGCTTGGTATGCGACCCGGTACGACGTACTGGGACATGATGCAGTATGGGAAGCAGCAATACGGCCTGTCGCCCGACCAAATCAATCAAGCCTACCAAGACATTCAAGGTAGCGTCACCCCCTACAATCGGCCAACTCCCGGCACTATTTATTCGGCCCCGCCGACTGCGTACCAGCCGGTGCGTTACACCCCTCAGTATGACCAGTACGGTCAAGGGATCGCCTCGTTGTTTGGGCGTGGGTACAGCCAATATTTCCAGCCGCCCGGACTGACTGGTACGTACTTCTTTGGTTCTCCCGGCACCGCGCCGACTTACGTAGCCCCCGACGGCACTAATCTTGGACCGGGGACGCAATTAACCCCCGGAACACAGCCTCCCCCGATAACCCAACGGCCCCCGACACAAACTATTCCGGGGCTAACACCCGCGCAGCAAGAACAATACAACACGCTATCCGAGCAGGACAGAGCACGATACCTCCAAGCTTTAGGGCTTTATAACGCTCCGGGCAACGTACAGTCTGACGCGGCTTTGATGCGGCAATACATGCAGGAAAACAACCTGAACGCTAGTGACATGGCGCAGTTGGTTGGGACAACTACAGATGTGATTACGTCATACCTTGGGCAAGCGAATCTAACAGACGCGCAGCTTGGTCGCTATACAAATCTTAATACCCAGCAACAAAGACAGTACGCTGATCTGGCTGCTGCTTATAACGCCCCCGGAGATACGGCATCTGATGCAGCGCAAATGCTCGGCATAATGCAGCAAAGTAATTTGTCCGCTGCGGATGTGGCTGCACTCACGGGCATCCCAATTAATGCCGTCAATGACTATTTGGCCCTTGCTACACCTACTGTAGAGGCTTCCATGGAAACAACAAACACCCCGCAACGTGTTGACTATTCCCAGTACGCTGAGACACCGGCAACGGGTAGCACTCCGGAAAGCATGGGGTACAGCACCGCCGCGCAGGACATTGCTGATGCGTATCTGCAAGCGGCGTCCGCTGGTGTTTCCGGCGATCAATTCCTCCAATATGCGCGGGATGCTGGCTATACCGATGCTCAACTGCAAGCGGCGTATGAGTTGTTGCCCAAATGAACCTTACCGTCCGTCACGTAGATCCCAACTACATCCAACAGTTTTGGCCGTTGGTTGAGGGGTACATTGATGAAGCTTTGCAAAAGGGTGATGATTTCGGCCCCGAAGCAAAGAACTACACGACGGAACACGTTCGTGTGTTCCTGACTTCATCCCAATGGACTCTCCTTGTGGCGGTCGATGAGGAGCAGCGGGTTCACGGGGCTGCTACGGTGACAATGATTAATTACCCACTGCACAGAGTGGCGTTCATCACCACAATCGGCGGCAAATTAATTTCAAACGAAGATACGTTTGATCAGTTAAAGAAGCTCTTGAAGTCCTTTGGGGCAACAAAAATCCAAGGACTAGGACGCCCAGCGATTGTGCGTCTTTGGAGCAAATACAATTTTGAACCACGTAATACGTTGGTAGAGGTGCTGATATGAGCGGCGGCGGCGGTCCTACTTCATCTACAGTCACACAGACAAACATCCCCGAGTACGCTCAACCTTATGTTGAGTCAATGCTGGGGGCGTCTCTTAAAGAAGCGTTTAACGTAAAGCAAACTGGCACGGGCGCGGATGCGACGTATGACATCCAAAGTGTTAGACCTTATAAGCCGTACAGCCTAGACCCCACTGAGTATGTTGCCGGATTCTCTCCGCTCCAACAGGCCGCTTTCCTTGGGGCTGGTCAGCTTCAGGTTCCGGGGCAGATTGGTCTGGGCAGTGACATTACTGCGGCTGCGGCAGCATCCTCTGCGGATGTTGGGCAACAGGCTATGGGCTATGGCGGCATGGGTGCCGCTACCGGACAAAATTACTTTAACCAAGTTACCGATCCGACACGCATTGGACAGTTGATGAGTCCTTATATGCAGAACGTGGTCGAGCAACAGATGTCCGGGGCGCGTAGGCAAGCGGATATTACCCAACAGGCTCGTAACGCACAGCTTGCAAAAGCCGGAGCCTTTGGCGGTTCCAGACAAGCAATTGAGCAAGCGGAAGCAAACCGTGCATTAAATACCCAACTGGCTGGCATCGAGGCACAGGGGCTTCAGTCGGCGTATGAAAAAGCATTGGCTCAGCAACAGGCAGGCACTCAATTCGGCTTGCAAGGATTGGGCGTAGGCTTACAAGGAATGCAACAGGGTCTTGGGGCACTAGGTCAAGCTGGTCAGATGGCTGGGCAACTTGGTCAGTTGGGAATGCAGCAGCAGCAAGCGGCGACCGGCATCCTCGGACTCCAACAGCAGCTTGGTGCAACGCAGCAACAACAGCAGCAGAACATCATCAATCAGGCAATTCAGAACTATGCGACGGCGCAGCAGTACCCGCAACAGCAGCTTGGCTTCCTGAATGCGATGATCCGAGGCATGGCGACACCCACAACTACGGTTGAGAGTTATCAGGCAGCGCCGTCGCTTACGTCACAGCTTGCTGGCTTGGGTACGGCGGGCATTGCTGGGCTGGGCATGTACAACGCGATGAATAAAGCGTAAGTGAGGATGGCATGAGTATCGTTAGCAAGCTGCTTTCTAGTCCAAGCTCGTTTTCTATTGAGATGCTTCAGCGCGGAGTGCAGTCCGGCACTGTCCCTGCATATATTGGCATCCCGCTGATTCAGCAGAAGATGCAAGAAAAGAAAGCCATGGCGGGGATGCAAGCGCGGGCTGGGATGCAGCAACAGCAGCAAACACCTACCCCCGCTGAACAAGTGATGGCAGAAGCCGCACAAGAAACCGCACCGCGCATGGCCCCAATGGCACAGGCCGCTCCCGGTATCGACGGACTTCAATCAAACCTGCCTACTGAGTACGCTGGCGGCGGCATCGTCGCGTTTGCTGACGGTGGGGACGTTGAGCGGTATCAGAATCAGGGGTTGATCCCCTACAGGCCAGACCAACAGGAAATTGGTAGGCTATATGACCAAAGAAACCAAGCAATGCAGCGTGGTGATCTTTATGAAATGCGGCAGATAGAAAAGCGCCTTGCCGAGCTAAACATGCCTACCGCACCGTCGGCGACACCAACACTACCTAGTACGCCTACACCGGCTGAGATGCGCGATGTAGAACGAGCGCGTCGGTCGGAACAAGGCGCAGGGCTTCGCGCTGCCGCAGGTGAGTTCTACAGGGAAACAAAGCTTGGATCAGAGCCAGACCCGGCGCAGAGGTACGTAATGCGTCGAGGCGCGGACGAATATAGCGGCGCGGTTACGGGTTATGTAGAGCCACCGCCGTATGTCCGAGATATATACCCGGAAACAGCAGGGACGCGTGGGCTACCGTCTATCTCTGCTCCCGCTACACCTACCGCTAGTAGCTCAGCAGGTAGTAAGACGGGGGATGGGTCAGGAATTATGGGGCTTGGGACTGGATTACGCGCAGCTAATTTCCCAGCAGCGCCGTCCGGTCCTTCGGCTACCGAGATTACACAAAACGCGTTGCAGGGAGTTGGCGAAGAAGGTGTTGGAGGGTATTTTGCGCGCTCTCAGGAACGTGAGCAGCGGCTTATGGATGCTCTTAGCAAAGACCGCCTGCAAGGAAAAGCCTTTGAAGGGTACGAGGCTTCGCTAAAAAATGAAGCTCTCCAAGCCGGTGCCGATAAAGAGCAAGCTAAGTACATGTCGTTGTTTAAGGCCGGTCTCGCAATGATGTCAGGCACCTCGCGGCATGCGCTTCAAAACATCGGTGCCGGGGCTATGGTTGGCGCGGAAGATTACCAGCGGGCCTACAAAGATCTTAAGAAAGCCGAAAAAGAACGCACTAAAGAATTTGCGCTTATCGAACAGGCCCGTCGTGCTGAGCAAAATAATGATCTTAAACGGCGCGATGCGTTGCTGATGCGGGCCTCGGATGCAGCCCAAAAACGTGATGACTTTGGTACCCAAGCACTTATTAACGCGGGTATTAAAGATGCTGATCGGGCAGCGGATATGTGGAAAACGCAGTACAACGCGGCGGCTCACGAGAATATTGCTCATATTACGGGTGGGTACAGCCTAGCGGGGGCACAAGTCCGCGCAAATCGTCTTGCAGGGATTACTCCGTACCAATTAGCGTCGCTTCGAGACAAAGTGGCTAAAGGTATAGACATCTATGATGTGCGGTCTGAATTGGCTAAATCGCTTAGAATGAGTAAAACTCCTGCACCCGGTCAGGACGCTGAATTTGACCGGCGCGTCAATGAAGCATACGCCAGACGCGTAGACGAAAGAACGGCCCAACGGTTAAGCGGTTCTACTGGTGCGAACACTCAATCGTTCGCGGGGTATAAGTTGGTGGGGCCCGAATAATAAGGAAATGTGATGCCGATCTATCGTGTTCAAGCTCCTAACGGCAAAATCTATAAGGTAGAGGGGCCAGACGACGCAGATCCTAATACCCTATTTAGCTTCGTACAGCAACAACTTGAGGGCGAAGAGACTCGGCGATTACAAAAGGAGTACGGTCCCGGCATCTTTAAGACCTTCACACAAGGCGTAGGTCGTGGCGCGGGGGAGCTTGGCTCTCTTGTTACGGACATTATTCCTGCAATGGCAGGGTCTGCGCTTGGGTTTGAGGACTATGCCAAGGAACAATTAGCGGAAGCCGCGCAAAAACGCCAAGCGCGTGAACTGGAAGCTCCTCCGGTATTCCGTTCGTATAAAGATGTTGAAGGCTTTGGAGATGCGCTGAAGTTTGGCGCTGAAGTCATTGGCGAGCAGATACCCAATATCGCAACGTCTTTGATTCCCGGTGTCGGGGGTGGCGTTTTAGCTGGTCGCGCTGCGTTAACTACTGCTGGCAAAGCTCTTGCTACACAGGCGGCAGAACGTGGGCTTGTTGGTGAAGCGGCTACGGCATTCGTTGCTGAGGGTATGAAACGCGCTGCACCACAGGTGGCAGCTAGAGCGGGAATGGGTACGAACGTCGGAACCTTCCTTGGATCTTACGCGCAGAACGCTCCGGAGGTTTTCCAAAACGTCTTTGAGGAAACAGGCCAATTAGAACCCGGCGTAGCGATGTTGTTTGGAGCGGGTTCTGCTGCTCTGGATTCAGTGCTACCCGCGACATTGGCTAGGCAGCTTACCGGTCCTATGAAGGTCGGTATCGTTGAGAAGGTTCTTGAGAAGTCCGGAATGGACAAGGGGCTGCTGCGTAGTGTTACCGCAGGCATGCTCAAAGGTGCGAACGTGCTCAAAGGAGTGCCCGTAGAGGGGCTAACCGAAGGCGCTCAGGAAGCGATCAGTATCGCGGCTGAAAAGTTCGTAGCCAACAACCCACAAATCTTTGAGAGCAAAGAGTGGGACCGCATCATGGAGTCCAGTGTCCGTGGCGCGATTGCTGGTGGCGCATTTAGCGCTGCTGGTAGTGGTGTGGAGCGGATGCGGGAGCGGGTGCGGGAGCAGTATAAAGAACAAATCGACGCGGCGGCACAGGAGGCTGCACAAACGGGCGAGCCGGTTCCGCTTCAGATTGGATATGACCCCAACGTAAGTGCGCCTACCACGTATGGCGGGCAAACCATTTACGTATATCCGGACGGCTCTACACAGTTTGTCAGTGAAATGACCGATGAGGCGATGGCTGAGAAGTACCCAGAGCCAGAAGCCCCGGTGCCTCCTGAACAGCGAGCCAAAGAAGAAAAGGCGGCGGCGGTTCGTGCGCGGCAGGCGGAACAACGGAAAACTGCGCAATTAAAAGAAGACGCGGCGAAGCTCAAAAAAGCTATTGCCGATCTAACGGCGGTGCCGACCGATCTCGTTTCGTTAGCAAAAGGTCCGACTCCATTAGAACAGACAATTCGTCAAGCGCAGGGTGAACTGGATGTACTAGGTGCAAAGCGTGCCCCAAAAACTCCTAGCGCACCCGTAGCCGCACCCACAACCGCACCCACAACCGCACCCGTAGGCGCACCTGCCTCTATTCCGGGGATGGAAGGTACTATCATCAGTGACACCAAAGCATTTGGTAAGCAGCTTGGTGTCGGCCCTACGGCCAAAATGCTGAAAGCCGTAGCGGGTAAAGATCTTTCCAACCCCGCAGACGTAGCCGAGGTCAGACAGATACTGGAGGCTTATGCGTCGGGCAAGCCTGCTGTCGGTGCCGCAGAGAAGATCGAAGCGTTCCTCAACCGTCCAGAGTTTCAAATTGCCGAAGCGGAGGTGCCAAGTGAACCTACTACAAGACCTGACGTTGGAGCAGTTGGGGCTGGCGTTCCAAGTGTTAGCGAAGGCGCAGGAGATGTCGGAGGTGGAGGTGCCCCCGCAGTTGGAGAGTCTATCGGACTCGGACTGGGCGAGACTGGAGATGTTACTGGACAGCCTGCTGCTGGAGAAGAACGCGTCAGTCCTGCACTAACTGAAGAAGCTGCCCTAAAACCGGAACCGGAAACTATTAGCCCCCGTACTGAAGAACGTATACAAGAATCGGCGGTACGGCAAGCTAACTTTATTGCTGAATTAGACGCTGATGTAGATAAACTCCTCAACCAGCGATTCCAGCAGCAAGCCGAGCAACAGGGCGTTCCCTTAGACGCTATCCCGTCAGAAGATTATCGTGGGTCTGAAGCGCATAACATTCTACGACTGCCTAGATTGTTTGCGCAGCATCGTGACTCTATGGACATGCTCCAGACATCCACGGACGAAGCTCAGCGTTCACTCAACGAGCGGCAGATTGCCCAGATAGAAAAAGCCATTGCGGACGCAGGTCCGGATGCTGTTCAGCTATTCCAACGACTGCAAGCCACGCCAGTAGACAAGCAAAATGCTGTTTTGTCTCAACTTAATCAGATGGCTATTCGGACGTTCGACGCCCAAGCTAAAGATAAAGTTGCGCAAGCTAAAGCCAGTACAGAAGTGCCGGGCGCTGCGCCCTCTAAGAAATCCAAAAAAGCTCTGACGGATGAGGAGCTTGATGCGTTAACGCATGAGTTTAATAAGCGGCATCAAAAACGTGGCGGCGGAAAACTCTTCTTGCCTGCATACAGAGGGGCTAGTCTTGACGCCACTGGTAAAGATCTTGCCATCAGCGGTGACTTGCGTGGGCTGATCGACCATCTCCAAGCGCGGGCCACGAACCCCATAGTCCGGGGGATGCTCGCCAAAATCAAACGGTTGAACCTTAAGACGAAGATTGTCGTTAGGAATCCTGAAGGCCCGATGGCCTTGCGCACTCCTGAGTTTCAACGTTGGTTTGGGGGTAGCAAGGTTGTCGATGAAAATGGCAATCCGCTGGTGGTGTATCACGGTACGTCGAAAGACGTGGACTTTAACAAGTTCAAACTGCCGAAGAACGGCGCATGGTTTACGACAGACCCAGAAAGTGCTTCGCAATACGCCGTTGAAAACGACAGCATGGGCTTCAAATATAACCGTGACACAAGGAATTTCGACGAGATCAATACAGCCGCTCGCGTCATGCCGGTGTTTGTGCGTATTGAAAACCCCTACACCCTGACGGCAGAAGAACGCGCTACGCTGCTCAAGGCCGCTAACTACAACAAAGCCCAAGGCGTAATTTTTGAACGTGCCAAGGCACAGGGGTACGACGGCATCCGCATGGGTGACGGCATTTGGGTTGCTATCAAAGACCCCACACAAATTAAATCCGCCATTGGCAATGTAGGAACATACGATCCCACCAGCCCGGACATTCGTTACGCCGCCAACAAGGCTGGTTCATTTGACCCCCGCACCAACACAATCGCGCTGGACCCCGATAACGGATTGAACGAACACACGGTGCTGCACGAGTTGATGCACGCTGCTATCTCCCATGTGCTGCGCAACCCGAGCCTGCCGGTCACTAAGCAACTGACCGAACTGTTTGATGGAATCCGAGGTCAGATGGGTACTGCCTATGGTGCCCAAGACATTCAGGAATTCACGTCTGAGTTGTTTAGCAACCCAGAATTCCAAGCACTGCTCAAAGGGATCAAGGCTCCTAAGAGCGGCAGTCTGTTCAAACGGATTGTGCAAGCACTGGCAAACTTCTTTGGATTTACCAAAGGTACAAGTGCCTATGACCGGGGCATGAAGCTCGTCAACGACGCGCTAGATATCTCTGCTGAGGTAGAGCCGTCTGTGAGCGACATGATGTTCCTTGGCACACCAAATCTCATGCGCGAAGCGTTTAATGTCGTGGGGGATATTGGTCGTGCGATGCCATCGTTAGCTGGACGCACCGTAGAAAGCACCAAAAACTCTCTGTCGAACGCCCCGTCGGATCTGAAATCCATGGCGCTCAGCCTTTTGCGGCTGGACAACCTTAACACCATTTATGGGAAAGAACTGCCTTCTATCCAGACTCTGACCGACAACATCGAGTTGCGTAACGGGATGCAGGAGAAGGCGGTTGCGGAAATCAATAAGAACTACAAGTTCTTTGAGGAAACGCAGAAGAAATTCCCGGCTCAGTTTAAGGTCATGGAAGACATGGCCTACGATGCTCGCTTGGAAATGGCGGACCCCAAAGATCCAGACTTCCTAAAACAGACTGGGCTGAGCGCCAAACAACAGCAGGAATATCGGCGGCTGCGCAACATCTACAACTCCTTACCCGCAGATGTGCGTAAGACCTACGACATGATTCGGGACGCGTACACTAAGGCGATTGACGACTACGAAGCCATGCTGGTGGGCGATCCCGACAAAGGTATTCCGGGGCTTGTCGATTCCTCGGTCGCTGCCAAACTTAAGCTGCAATTCCAAGCCAAGAAGCGGCAGATTGCCTACATTCCATTTCTGCGTAGGGGCGACTTCTGGGTTGAGTACGACATAGACGGGGAACGTGCGGCTTCCGCTTTCCAATCAATCCGTGAGCGTGACCGCTTTATCCGGCAAGAACTTGCGCCCAAGGGTATCCAATACCGGATGTACCAGAACATTGAGAACCAAAGCTTCCAACAGGGTACGTTGCCACCGACCAGTTTCATCGTGGGGGTGATGGCGGACCTAAACAAGCAAGGTGCTAGTCAAGAGATTAAAGATAACGTCTATCAGGCGTATCTGGCGCTGTTCCCCGCTGCGTCCATCTCCAAGAACTTTATGAAAGCCGACAATGTTCGGGGTATGGAGCGGGATATTGCACGGGGGTATGCGGAGACCATGGTTAAATGGTCCCGTAAATTGGCTAATACCAAGTACGCTGGTCCTATCAATCAAGCGTTCGACGCTATTGACGGGGAAGCTGAAGCGGTAAATGACCCGAGTGTATATGCCGCTGCGCAGAATATTCGTAACCGGCAAAACTTTATCAATAACCCAACGTATAACAAGCTAACGTCCGCAGCCACGAGCCTTAGTTATTTCACGTTCATCGCGGGTAACGTGTCCTCGGCACTGGTGAACTTATCTACGTTGCCTCTGTTCGCATGGCCTATGCTGGGAGGACGGTTTGGGTTTGATAAAGCTACGTTTGCACTAACGGGCGCGACAAAAATTGCGAGTATGTATGCACTCAAAAAGAAGGTTCCGGGTAAGTACGCAAGGCTGTTTGACGTATTAAATGACCATGCGCAGTTGGAACATACGATGGCGCGTGAGGTGCTTGAGGGGCGTAGGCAGACCACCGCAGATTATCTGGGGTTCAAAGCTAGGGTAATGGACCTCATCTCTAAGCCGTTCCATATTTCTGAGGTGATGAACCGGGGGGCTACCGCAATCGCGGCGTATGAGTTGGCGCTGAAGGGCAATCCCGCGCTGAAGATCCCGGCTATGAACGAGGCGGATGCCATCAGGTATGCGCTGAGCGCCGTGAAAGATATGAACACGTCAGGCTTGTCTGCCAGCGCCTCGACATACATGCAGCACCCGCTTGGTCGCGTGATGCTTACGTTCAAGTCGTTTGCGTGGAACCAAGCTGCGTTGATCGCACGGGCCTTCCATCAGAGCGTTAAGGGTGAGTCCCCTGAAGTTCGCAAAGAAGCCTTTAGGCAACTGGTCGGCACCTACGGAATGGCGATGGCTCTTGCGGGGGCCAACGGGATGCCCTTTATGGGGGCCGCTTCGGTCTTGGCGAACATGATTAATGCCCTGCTCGGAGATGATGACGAGCCGTTTGATTTTGATGTACTGATGCGCCAGTGGACAAATGAGTTGTTCTATAAAGGGTTGCCCAACTACTTTCTGAATTTGGAAGTCTCTAACCGTATCGGTGTGGCAAACGATCTACTCTTCCGTGATGACCCCCGTGGCGTTGCTGAGGATGGCTACGTGATGACTGCGCTTAGGCAGTTGGCTGGCCCTCTTGGGTCTTACGCAGTGGGCGTTGAGAACGGGGCAAAGCTTATGCGGGAAGGCAACGTGCAGCGGGGGATTGAGGCCGTACTTCCCAGCTTCTTACGGAATGCGCTGAAGGGTGCGCGGTATATGTCCGAGGGCGCACTTACCCTCAAAGGCGACCCGATTGTCGATGATGTTTCCGTGTACAACGGAGTCATGCAGATGCTTGGGTTTACTCCCGCAGACCTGTCTCTTGCCTACGAAGATGTATCTATGCGGAAGGGGTATGAGCGAGAGATCTTGGCGCAGCGCAAGCGGTTGCTGGATAGGTACGAGATAGCCCGCACTACCGACGATTACGACTTGATGGAAGAAGTCCGGGAAGGGATCGCTCGGTTCAACGACAGGCGCATCGACCCGAAAGCGCGGATCAGTTCCGATACCCTGCGGCGGTCCATGAAGGCAAGGGAAGCTGCCGAGAAGAACATGATCAACGGGGTGCGCTTCAATAAGCGGCTGATGCCCGAAATCACCGACCTGCTGGAAGAGGAGTGAAAAAAACCCCGGCATTGCGCCGGGGTAACATCTTCTCTAGGAGGAGAAGGAGAGTGCAGTGCGATTATAGGCTACACCCTCCAGACCCGCAATCCATATTTCCCGTTCTCAATAACGTGTTTACACAAGATACCCACCCTCATACGGCGCGCTTCTGATTCTACAAACCGCTGCGTGAGTTTGCGGTCGATACAAGGCACGAAGAACGACGTGTCTGGTTGGAATTTAGCCCAATCAATCAGTAGTGGTAGGCCCAGTATCTTCATCTTTGAGTAGCACCGTATCGTCAAAGAACTCCAATCTGGAGGTATCGAAGCACAGGCAGTTCACCGCAGCTTGGGTGTTGGCGACAGTGCCAGCGGTCATGCGTTTTTTCTTGATCTCCACCAGCGCCTTAGTCTTGTGATACGGGGCCAGTGATTCATCAAAGTTCATAAAGTTCTTGGCGCAATCATCCCGGTACGCCTTGGTCATTACGTACAGCATCTTGGTATCTGGTTCGTATCGTGCGGTCAAAGCCCCACGGGGTTCGCGGATCGGGCCGTGCTCAAGGCCGGTGTGCTTATCACTCTTGCCGTTGATTACTAAAATCTCGTGGAAGTGACGTTGCAGGAACCCGCCGAGATACTCATCAGCGTCGAACATGTGCTCCCGATTTTTTGCACGTGTAGTCTGTATGAGATTGATCCCAAAGTCGAACACCGGCTTTATCTCAATATCGTGCAGCCCCAGCTTCTTAGCGATAGACCCTCCAGTTACGGCAAGCATCACCGCTGTTGACCAGTACCGTTCTGTGTTGCGCACCGTTGCGGCGGCATCGACCTTCTCGTGAATACCCCGCATCATGTCCTGTACTGACGGTAGCTGCGAAATAATAGTTTGGGCGAACGGCTCGGCGGCATGCCCGTAGTTGGTCAGCAGTTGCGCGAAGTGGTTCCGCGACCAGCCTGTATCTGCCCCCTCTTCCGGCTTTATGGGGATCTCAAGAACACGGTTCAACTCCCCATCTGGAAAGCTCTTTATAGAGAGTAACGCGTCGGGGACTGACCTATTGCTTGAAGAAATTACACAGGTAGCAAAGCTTGTGTGGTTCAGGCGCTCAGCGTTTTCATGCTGCCTCATCCGGTTCTTACCTCGGCTGGATGTCACGTCATAAATCTGTTGGGACATTTGATCCGGCGGCATATTGGTGATTTCATCCAGAGTCACGGCGAAATTACGCATGGTCCCAAAGCGTTGCATGCGGGAGTTGTACGTATCTTTTGGGTACAGCAGGAGTTCTTTGGGCCTGCCGTAGATACTGTTGATCGCATGCAGAACCGTAGTCTTGCCTGACCCTGACTCGCGGCTCATCAAGTTGAGCAAGAAGCCGTCGAGCGGCGTGAACTTCATCAGCATAGCCCCAAAGCCCATGAAGAATGCGAATGCGCGGCCCTCCATTCCGGGTCTGTTGTATGCGTTGATGATGTCTTTCCACACGTGGAAATCACCTTTGGCGGTGAACAACGGCACCAGCGGTAGTGTTGGTGTGGAGGGGGGACTGTAGACGATTTCAGTCGCCCGAATCTCCCGGTCTCCAAGAATGATGGCTGAATTATCATCAACCCACCCGAACTGCTTGTGCGCTTTTTCTGCTTGAGAATTCATTTGTAGCTCCTCTACCCACTTAGTCACGTACCACATAAGAATGTCCTGCTGCTTGCTTAAAACGGCGACGCCTTTGGATGCGATTGCTTCCCTAAACTTGTCTTTTGCCAGTACCGATGCCAGCGGCATGATGAACTCCCTCACCCCGTCCTTGGGTAAGTGCAGCCGCAAAAGCAAAGTCTCCCCGGCGTCCGGGTCCAGCATTCGTTTGACGACGTAAAAGTCGTATGGATAAACAACTTCGTCTTTGTCGTTTCCGTCCGCATCTTTGCTGCGAATGAACACACCCCCGCTCTTGCCCCTGAAGAATGGGAACGGATACTTCGGGACTACATATTCTTTTACTTCCTGTGTAGCAGCTTCGACCCCGACGACCTTGCTGTCCTCTTCGGTTGCCTCTACGATCTCTTTCCCAAGTTGTATGGGGGACGTGATCTTGAGTGTGCAGCCTTCGCACAGGCTCGGGTTTAAGCGTTTGAACGTCTCACAGGTGTATGGACCCTTTGTCTCGTTGGCTTTCCTCTCGGTATCCTCGGCGTTGTACTCCGGGTACCCCTTACTGATCGCGTGGATTGCTTTGTCTCTGTCCACACATTGCTGCGCAATCGACAGTCCCGCCCGCCATAGTGGCTCGTCAATCGTGGATTGGTTCTCGTAGATGTTCGCTATCTGTGCGCAGCCGGTGCCTTCTACCGATTTAATCAATATGGTCTTGAACCGAGACTGGCTTGACCCCATCAGGGCGAGTGTTACCGGGTCCAGCGGGCGTTTCTGAAACGTCTTTGTCAGTGCCTCTAGTACGTCCTCATCTGGCTTGAGGAGTTCCGCCATAACTTCATTGGCTACGGGCGGCGCTACATACAGAAAATCTACCGGGATCGGGTTAGTCGGATCTTTTACGTGCAACGTAAGCGGTACTCGCAGCACCCGTGCAGCATCGGCGGGAACTGCGTAATCAATATCAAACTTGTCTGCGGTACACAGCTTCTTTAGCTGCTCAGCTAACGGCTTCCACTCGGTGCGAGGCATGGCCTCTTCAAGCACCCAGTAGACATGCGCACCCCGCCCGGATCGAATCAATGTCGGGCGTGGAAGTTTGTGCGTCCTACAAAATGCTTTGAGTGCGACTAACCCATCTTCCAACGTGTCGTATGGCTTACCGGGACCACAATCGAGGTCAATAAAAAAGCTCTTCAGAGATACCGCATTTGCAGCAAACCGCCCGTTTTTGGCAGCAGCAAACTTCGCCACCGCAAAAAATACGTTAAAGCCTTCATCCCCAAGGGCTGTGGACTTCGCATCGAGATCATCAAGGTCAATCGCGGGGCGCTGCTTAACTACTTCCCGGTTGTTGACTATCTTTAGACCCCAGCTAAAGTAGCACTCCCCTTCGTCCAGAGGCGGGAGTATTAACTGTAAAAACTCCTTGCGTGAAAGCATGGCCGTCCTTAACGCGCCGTCAAAGAGAGGTTGGGCAGGGGCGTGACGGCGACACCCTTTTCGGTAGCGAACCTAGCCCCCTCAAACCTTCAAGCTAACTTCTTTATTAGCTCACTCATACGATCTTGGTGCTTATCGGAAACAACAGACACGCCGCTAAACCAGTTGTACACGGTCACGCGACTAACACCGAAATATTTGGCTATGTCTTTTACGGGGATGTCGAGCCGCACACATAGCTGCGCGAGGCGCACTCCCAGTAGCTTCTGATCTGCATCGTCAATCGTCTTGATGGTTGTCAGTGAATAGCCAGTAGGCATTACTGATCATCCCACTCGTCAAGGATCTTGCTCAGGTCTTTCTTTTCTGCCGGTGCTTCATCTTTCTTTGCGGCTCGTTTTACCGGCTCTTCTACAGCTTCGACCTCTTCCGCTACCTGCGCTGACGGTTTAGCCTCCAGCCTCGGGGCAGCTTTTACTCCGTCCGCTTCTGCGACCGTCATAGTGATAGCGCGTTTCGCTGCGGGGGACGCCCCTTGCTGGATGACTGTCTCATGCTCGTGTGGCTCCAGCACGCGAACCGGTTTGAACGTAAGCTTGGGCGTCGCGCTGCTGGTGTCGAACCGCATCTCAGTCACTACCGCCGTGACCGGCACGCCTTTGCTGCCAATCATCTTTGCGTACATCTGCAACGGCCATTTACCAGCTTCGCCGCTACCGAAAATTGATGCCCCCGGAAGGGTAAGCTGAAACACGTCGCCATCAATGTCGTTGGCTAATACGACTGCCAGCCTTTGACTGAAGCGGCATGCACGGCTCTCGCCCTGACCGGAACCTTTAGCGTTCTGCGGGCAATCGAAACACCGCTTAGCTTGTGGGTTCTTAGCCTTGTCACTGGGTGTATCCCCATTGGCCGACCAGCAGTCGGGGGCAGTAACTTCACCGCCTTCGGAATACTGCTTAGCGTAGAACGTGCGCGATACCTTCTCGGCTGCGGCTGCGATCACCACATTCATAGCGCGATCTTCGTTCTTGGCGACTTCTTTGCCGTTGACCATCATGCGCCACACACCGCCCTTGATGGAAATCCTCTTGGACTCACCGCCGCTTGAGCCGCCCATCAGGGCTTTGGTAGCGTCATCCAGTTGAAGTTCCTTTAGGTAGGAAGGAAGCCCTTGGTCCAGCACTGCGAGTTCGTTGCTCATTTGTTGCTCCTTAGAAAGTAGTGGGTTGTGCGATTGCGCGGGTGAGGGACATAAAACCTTTTTGTAGGTCAGTTTTGGCGATGGCGACCCAACGTTTGTCCGTTTCGTCCATCTGGTCTAGCGATACGATGAGTTCCCCGACTTTTGCGGCCAGTTCCTTCACGCCGTTTATGCAAGCGATCTCGTGCTCATTGAGTTCACGGCACCCCTTAATTTCTCGGTGTTGGTTTTCCATTGCACTCTCCTTAGCGTTTGACAATCACAACTGTTTGAGACACATCCGCGTTTAGCCCCGGAGGATGTAGATCGGGGTTCTCTTCGAGAAACTGCTCCATGTTCGCCGTGTTGATGCGTTGGTACAGCAACTGCATGGCGTCTTGGTCTTTGACGAATTTATAGAAAGCATCCCAGTCGGTAGGCCAAAACCGCTTGGACGTTCTTCTTGAGATGGTTCCGTATTCGGTGCGTATCGTAGAGGCACCCTGCTCTTTGCAGATCTCCAATAACTGTTTGGCAATTATGTCTAATTGCTCTTCCAGTTCCTTGTCCTGCTTAGCAAGTTCCCTACGTCGCTCACGAATCTTGACGTAGACTTTTGTGAGTTTGTCGGCGGTACACGCCTCTGTTTCTTCGATCACTGCACTCTCCTTCGCTTGTAAAAGGAACCCCTATTATAAGGGTGTGGTTTACATTGTCAAGTATCTTCGATCACATTTTTATATAGGTCTATGACCCTCGTGTGGATGTCCACTTTTTCTGACAGCATCTTGTAGACACGATGCTCGACAGGACTCCCTCGTAGATGCACCACCGTACAGGGGTTGCGTTGCCCAGCGCGATGCACTCGTGCATTGGCTTGCAAGTACGTTTCGATGGAGGTGATCGGCCCCCACCATACTACGACATTCGCGGCGTGTAGCGTCACACCATGTGCGGCGGCTTGTGGTTGGATCACAAGCACTTGAGGGTCGGGTTCCGTCTGGAACCGCGCAAAAATCTCGGTGCGCTTAACGGCGCTGACTCCACCGTGGATGACCTCGGCTGCAATCTTACGCTTCTTAAGCTCGTCCGAGATGATCTCAATCGCGTGCTTGAACGGCACGAACACGATCACCTTATGACTCGCCTCGTTGATCACCTCGATCAGTGCTTCCATGCGGTTCTTCGCATCGAACGCAACTACCTCCCCAGTATCGGAGTAGACTGCGCCACCTGACAACTGCAAGAGCTTGTTCAGATTCGCGGCTGCGTTGACCGTGGTGATCTCTTCACCCGCTGCTACCGTCATCATGTTCTTACGGATGGCTTCGTAGAATTTCTTTTGTTGCGCAGTCAGTGGTACGTCCCGGTTCACGTAGGTCATGTCCGGAAGGTCGAGGCACTCTTCCTTCGTAAAACGTATTGCTGGTTGCAGCGCGTCGTGTACTGTTTCTTCTGAGTTGCGCTTGGGCACCCACTTAAACTGTGTGATCTTGAGCATCACCATGTCGCGGAACGCGCCGAAAAACTTGGGCACCCTGCTCGGCACGATGAGCTTGGCAAGTCCGTAAGCGTCCGTCGGTGACTGCGAGGCCGGGGTACCGGTCAACATCCAAACCCAAGTGTCGGCTTTAATTAAACTGGCCAGCGCCTTCCATCGTTTTGTGCTGACGTTTTTGTAGGAGTTTGCTTCATCGACCACGATCAGATCAAAAGCCGCAGCCTCGATCTCGTCTCGGATAATCTCCACCCCATCGTAGTTAATGATAACGAACTCTGCATCGCTTTTGATCGCCTCGACGCGCCGCTCTTTGGAATAGCTATGGGCTATAGCTACTGTCCGGTGCATAGCGAACTTAAATAGATCCGCTTCCCATGCTGACTGCATGATCGACAACGGACAAAGCACAAGCACCCGCTTGATGTGCCCTTCATTCAGTAGGTAGTCCGCAGCCCAGATAACGCTTGAAGTCTTGCCGGTGCCCTGTTCGTTAAAACAAAACGCCCGTCGATGCAAGGTCAGGAACGATGCGGTTTTCTTCTGATGGTCAAACGGTTTATACAACCCCGGCCATGCGTACTTGGCGCTAATCGGGGAGGGTACATTCTTGATGCGCAGATTCTTTAGCACCTGCGCTTCTTCCAGCCCCCACTTGACCAGCACTTCGCCTGAATCCAGCACCTTGGACTTCGGGATGACGGTTGTTATGCGGTTGGGTTCTCTGACCCTTAGCAGCAACGCTTTATCGTCTATGATTTGCACTCTTTCCCCATACGCCGACAGGCCGAAAGTGGTATTTCCACTCTCAGCCCAGAAACTGCTCTAGTTGTACTGCGTACTACTTTGCTTCGCGCTTGCTACGTTCGGACGTGAGGTTGCCCTTGCTGTCCCTGCGAAACGATCTGTTCTTTGCTTTGGATTCTACACGAACTCCGTCCTTCGTGGAACCCCCCTTGTCGATGGCCCTCGTATGGGCTACGTCCATGCCATCGCCCTTACGTACTTTGCCTTCGCGTAGCAGTTTGCGTCGGGCCGCGTTACGCTGGGCACGGTTCTTCTTTTGTTGCTCGGAGCCTTGGTACGACTCATACTCATGGTCGTAGTTCCGGTCAGCTTTGTTCTTGTACGGCATCGCACACCTCTAATAAGTAACTTTGCCATTATGCACACAGTCCTTCACCGCGCAATACTGGGCACAGGTGAAGTTGGGGCGCGGGTTCCACACGTTTAGCTCCATCGCCTTTTCCAGTCGGCTTACGTCCTCAATCCACTTCAGCCACTGCGCCCCGGCACTGCTTTTATTGTATTCGGCCTTAATGAATTCGTTGGCAACCACAAACAACAGCCCCGCCTTGATCCGTTTGACTTGTGGGAAGTGTTTGAAGGTTGCCAGCGACAGGATCTCCAACTGCTTGGTGTCGGCGTATTTAGCGGACTTGCTTGTTTTGTAGTCAACGATGTAGGCGCTATCGCCACGCAGCACAATCAAGTCGGCAATTCCACGCCACCAAACATTTTTATCGGAGAACTTACACGGTTGCAGATCCCGTGTCATCCCCATCCTGTACTCGCACAGCTTCTCGCCGTCCATGTCCCGTAGCTTGATGAGCGGGGCCAGCATTTCTTGGTACTGCACGGGGATCGGAGTGCCATCTTTGATGAAGTGTTCGGCTGCACTGTGTACCTTCGTGCCGAAATGCAGGTGTTCCTGATACGGCTCCACAACATCTTTCTTTACCTTAATCCGGTAATACTTGTGCGGGCACAGCTTAAACGAATCAAGCGCCGAGTACGACCATTTAACATTCGCCATAATTACTCCCTACTCCTGACTCGCAGTTTAACGGTAGTGTTTGCGCCCAGTCTGGACGCCATCGCATACATTCTTCCACGTAGGCTTGCGCCACTGCGGCTTCTTCTACAGGCGCGATACAAGCAACTGCGTCGTGAACCGTCAATACCACGCGGTACTTATTGCTGATTTTGAGCATCTGTTCGGCAATCACACACCGGGCAACTGCTTGACAGATGTTCTCTACCAGCTTACCGCCGTAGATCTTGGTCGGTCCCTTACGGGTCTTGTACTCGTACTGCTCCTTACCCTCAGCGTCCGTTACTTTGGTCAGCCCCTCGTATCGTTGCCATAACCCGCTGGGGAGCTTAAATCCGTATTCCCTTGGATCAAACTGCACTGCGTCTACATCGCCAAAGCTAGAGGCGTTGCCGGTAATAATAGCCTCGATACACCGCTGCCCTTGGCTCCACAGTTTCGGGATCTTGGCATACGTAGTGCGGTACACCTCGATAATGCGCTTAGCTTCATCAAGCTCTATGTCCGTACCAAACGTCTTTAGCTGTGCTTGGAACTTAACTGCGCCCATGCCATATCCGGCACCGAGGATTGTGGTCTTGCCTACAAACCGCTCATCTTTGGAGATTTCATCTACTGTTTTGTTGTAGATAGCAGCGGCCATGATCTTGTATACGTCCTCCCCCTTGTCGAACGCCTCCACCAAATCAGTCTGCCCTGCCAGCCACGCCACCGTCCGCGCTTCGATCTGGCTTGAGTCGCAGTCGATTATCACGTACCCCTCCGGGGGTTTGATAGCGGCTTTCAGCTTACCGGCGTTCTGCCCCCGGCTTGGCAAGTTTTGCAAGTTAATCTTGTCGTCACCGCCCCATCGCCCAGTGTGTGCGGCGTAATACTTGATGGGTACGGGCAGCTTGCCCCGCTTGCTTATGTCGATAAATCGCTGAGTGCGCGTCTCTTCCAGAGTTGTTTTAGTGCCGAGCCTCGCTGACACCAGCGCCTGAACTCTTGGGTCGTCATGCTCGGCTAACGCTTTGAACTCCTCGTCGGTTTTCGCAAACGCCCAAGTTTCTTTTCCAGTGCGGGCGGAGATCTTGCGTGGAGGGATTACTTTAAGATGTTTCAGTAAATCAGCGAACTGATCGTTCGACATCAACGTCTTTTTATCTGCGTTCGCAGCCTCTAGTAACCGCTCCTTCTTGGCCTTCACGTCAGCCAAATGCTGCTCCAGCAACGCCGTATCTAGTTCAAGCTCGGGGTCGATGAACATCTTTAGAGTAGTGTCGATGACTCTAAGCTCCTTCTTGGGGAACGGCCCCAATAAAACTTGGAACAGATCGTAAGTCAACGCCACATCGTTACGGCAGTATCTTCCGTAATTCTCCAATTCTTCTTGAGAGAAGTCGGCTCGATGCTTGCCCAGCGCATCGAGTACCTCGGTGCCTTTCTCCCCAAGGCTATACCGTTCTGCCAGTGCTTTGAGACTACCTCCCGCATCGACCCCGTGGACCGCACGTGCCATACATAGTGTGTCGAGCCATCCTTTTGCGGTAATGCCGAATCGCCATGACAGGATTGCCCCGTCAAACATCGTGTTGTGCGCCAGCACCAGCGAGTTAGCCCAATCGAACCCCCGCAAAAACTTGCGCGTCTCGTCCATACTCCCCGAGAACCACGCGGTCTCCCCGTCATCAACCTTTACCGCGACCCCGATAACCTCAAACTCATCGGCACGTACGTACTCCTCTGTCGTCATCTTGGACAGGGAGTACGCCTTGTCGTAGTACGTCTCAAAATCGACGGTAATGATCATAGTACCGAGCCTAGATGCCGGACCATGTTTAGAGCTTTTTCCGTGGGGACCAATTTGCGTACGCGTAGGTTCTCCTCGTCGCCAACCCGAGAAATCCAACCAGCTTTAATTAACTTCTTTACTCGCGTATGCGTAGTAGCTTGTGATGCTTCACTGAAATTTTTTATCAGGGTCATCGTAGGCACGTCGCCATGCCCTCGCATTCGCATCAACTCGTTAATGATCAGCGCGTCGGTGCTATCCAACCCGTACTCTGTGCGCAGCACCTTAGTGATTTGAGAAAAGTTATCGAGATTCATCAGTCTCTCCTTATTCGGTAATAGTACCGCCGATCCCGGCCTTGGTACCAAAATTCAACAACTCCAGCATCTTCAAGCAAGCACATGTATCGCTCTGCGTTGCTCTCACTCATCCTCATGGTTCGGGCGATGTCTTTTACGCTAACCGAATACCTGCCTTGTATCCGACGCCCGATCAGTCGGAGCTTTGCCGCACTCGGCTTGGCTCGCCCCGTTACTGCTTCTTGTTCATCACCTTGACGCATTTTTCGCACATGAATCGTGTGATTTTGGATTCTTTCGGGTCAACAATCAGCACCCCGTTTGGGCTGAGCATATCGGTGATGCCGCAGAAAGCGATCCGGTACTTGGTTCCGTTTGCGGTTTTTTCAGCCGCTTGCAAATGGGTTTGCATTTATTCACCGTCCACCAATGCGTGAAGATGCGCTGCTTCCGTCAAAATTTGCTTGGCTAAATCCCGCGCTTTGTCGGACGACACCCCGCGTTTGCCGTTTAGTTCTGAGTACAGCATCCGCGCCAGCCCCTGAATGTTCAGGCACAGCAAGCTGAAGTCCCTATCTTTCTTTTTCATTAAGAAGTTCCTTTAAGTTCATCAAGTCTTGTTCGTAGTGTTGCGCTGCGGTTCGCTTGTCCATTGAGTGTCGTTGCACTTTGGTGCGCCGCCTAAGTTCTGAAGTTACGATTTGTTTGACCGTACGGATGATGCGTAGTTGCTTTTCGGGAGTCATTGACACCAATGTTCAGATAGGACAAAGCCGATAAGGAAGCCGACAGCAAAAGCCACAGCGGTCAATACTACAAGATGCTCAAAATTAAATTGGAACATCACACCAATGCCTCCTCTAACTTCTTGTTACGTTCTTCTTTCTTCATCCACTTGACGATCTTTTTGCGCTGCTCCGGTGTTTTGAAGGGCCAGCGCCACTCGGCTAAAGTCAATCCGCTCGGGTGCCTTAGGTTTTTCATCTAGTTCTTTCCTTCTTCGTAGTTTACGGAATGCTTTGGCTTCGATTTGTCTGACACGCTCTCGCGTTACATCAAGAATATTTGCTACCTGCTCAAGCGTGCGTTCTCCAGCGCCGTCAACACCCCATCGCAATATAATGGCTTTTCTTTCTCTTGGGGTTAAACTTTCAAGCATGTCAGATGTAACCTTAACAGTTTCTTTTTTATACAACGCCTCCTCCGGGGAGTCGTATGTTATTTGTCCTGTTATTGTGGGAAGATTTTGCGCAAGCTGATCAAGGTCGTCACGGTCCATTCCCCGTTCGGAGTAGTTCTTATGCAGCTTCATTGTAAGTTGCTCATCAGTCCACAAGTCATTTGGTGCCGCACCAAATATTTCCATTAGCTTTTTAGCAGCTACGCAAAATTCACCTTCTGAAGTGATGGGCGCTTTTTTGAGGGCTATGAACATATTCAAGTCGTTGTAGTGGATGCCGTGATCCTTGGCGAATTTGGGTATAGATGTGTAACCCGTTTCTTCAATCAAATTAAGAATCAAGTTGTTGCGAACAATTACCTTAACCCGATACTCGCTGACGGTCTCCTCGCTCATGTGTTCTTCTCCTTGTTGTCGTTGATGATCAGTCGATATCGATACAGACCGTTTTTTATGTATTCTCTTTCAACTGTGTGCGCACCAAAACGATCTTTTCGCAAGTGCCGTAACTGTGCGCTTATGCTGGCTTCTGGATCTCCAGTCACCCGAGCAATCTGCGGCAACGTGTGCCACAAACCATCACTCATGACAGACCATACACGCAGTAATTGACCACCTAACCGCTCGTCATCTCTTTCCGGGTTGTAATCTGCACCATCGAATCGCGGTGTTTCAAATGTTGTCATGTGTTCTTCTCCTTGATCTTTGCAAGAACTGCGCGTCCTTTGTCTGTCAGCCGTTCAATCGCAACGGGGCCAGACGGGGAATCTCTGAACGCACTCTTGCCAAGATACCCGCGCCGAATCAGCGACCAGTAAGTGTTCCAGCTTCCCGGTCGGTCATTGAACAGCCGAAACCCCCAGCCTTTCTCGAACATTTTGAGCATAAAGATTTGTTGCGGACTCATGTGTTCTTCTCCTTGAGTTTGGCTTCGATGGCACTTGCAAATTCTTTGTAGTCATTCCAATCAAATTCGTTGTGGCAATACGGAACAAGAAGATCAAACTCGTCTTTCGTCAGCCCAACCCATTCACGCTGTTGGCAGCAATGCCCACACCTCGGGCATTCAAACTCCTGCCCTTTTTCTGCCCACGCTGATTGTTGGGCCTTGTTCCACGCCTCTTCAACCCAGTTCATCCACTCGGTTTTTGTCATGGGTTTAGCCACCGTTCTTCTCCTTGACCTGATAGTCCTTGAACACCGTTCCTTTGCTTGCATCACCCTTCCAGCATTCTTTGACCCAACCGCGCTTGCCAGACTTGTAGGTTCGCCAATGTCCACGTGACTGGTGTCTGCGTGGGCTTGCGTGTGTGCCTCCTTGATGCTCTTGCTTTGGTTTTGGAGGCTCAATGACAACTGTGTGCCAGTCAAATGAGAGGGCAGACTTACCTTTGGCGGCGCGTTTACGATTGATAAATGTTTGTTTTGGAGTTGCTTGGTATGCCGTTCCACCTTCCGACAACTTGTTCAAAACCGCACAAACCATCCTTAGCACCGGATCAATTTGTTGGCGCGTAACTTCTTTGTCGTTGTTGTAGTACCGCAATCCATCTTCGGTTTTAATGTACGCAAACGGTGCAAAGAAAGAAGTGGGTTCCATCGTGCATCCAGCAGTGGTTACGCTGTCTTGACCAGCGGTCATCCAAAGGCTGAATTTGCGTCCGTGTGAATCCAATCCGGCTATTCCGGTTCTCTTGAATGGAAGGTGCAAAAGAACATCAATTGGTGTGCGCGTTGATTCAGCCAGCGGTTCCATGACTCCAACATCAAACCACATTGCCGTTTCAGGCTCTGGGGCCAATCGCACAGCCTCTTGGATCAAGGGGGTCATGTGTTCTTCTCCTTGAGCTTGGCTTCGATCTTGTCGAACAGTTGTCGGGTGTAGCCCTTGATCGGAGTATCCCCCCAAGGCCCAATGATCTCTTTGATCTCGTCGTCGGTCAGCCCAACCCACTTTCCATCTGTCTGTTGTTGAATGGCTTGGTTCAGAACTTTGATTGGTTCAATGCAATCTTTTCTGACAAAACCCGCCAAATCCATTGCGTCTTCATGAAATTTTTCTTCGATGAAATAACCGCACCCCGCGTAAATTTCTTCCAGTGCTTTTAACGCTTTCTCCATTGCATAAATGCTCATGTTCTGCTCCTCATATGTTCCTTGGCTCGTGCTAGGCAGTCGTCGCAGATCCATCTGAACTTGCGCTGGGTGCCCTTGGTTGCATCGCGCGTCTGATAGCATCCGGAACAGAACCGCTTGCCGGTCGCCTTGATCTCGCCATCTCGGGCTTCAGTTCTTGTGTCTGTCATAGCTGGTAGTTGTGCTGGCGCATACCGAGGATCTGCAACCAATGATTCTGAGTTTTACCCCGGCTCTTCGTCGTCTTGCCGTTGATGACCACGCGCATCTTCTTGGCGTAGCGCAGCTTTGCGGCTCGGATTGTCTTGATACCAAACGCGGGACGCGGCGCGTCGAACAACCCGTCGAACCCACGCAGGTACAGGGGTGCTTCCCTACCACCATTGCCACGTTGCAGTGAGTAGTTGACGATCACAAAGCCGCCCGTACCGGAGCCGTACTTCTTTCTCGCATGGATGACCGCGCTGCTGACCGAGTGCTGCTTCAGGCCAAGCTCGTCGGTAATCTGTGCAATGGTCCGGGGTTCACCGTCAGCAAGCAGCGCGTTGACCGCATCACGCACTACGGACTTATAGACCCTTGGCATCACCGTACTCAACTTCTAATATTTTTTGGCAGTAGTGGATCGCCTTGCGAATGTCCTCAGCACCGTTCTTGTCTCGATACCGCGACAGGTACTTGATGGCGTTCCCGGCTAGATACGGGATCTCGTTCCCGGCAATGTAGTCCCAAGGCTGGATTGCCCTGCCTTTGTAGTGCGCACCACCAACCTGTAGATCGTTGGCCGTCGTTTGTTTTTTGGTTGTTGTCATTGTACGACCCCAAAAAGGATCAGAAGCAGCAGGGAGAGGGCGGCGATAGCCATGCCTACACCGACCAACATGTCTTGTTTTTGTCTGAACGTCGTGTATCTCACTTTGCACTCCGTAAAAAATTAAAACTAGCGGAATCTGGTAACTCATTAACACGTGTTAATAAATCAGCAAAAGATTCCAAGCCAGTCTCATCGACTAGGATGGCGACCCCGCCCGCAGATGATAGTTCCCGCAAGTTCTTTAGCTGAAGATCCGTAGGCTGATTGCCGTTGGCTTTGCACTCGATGCCGAGGAACCGTCCACGTAGGCAAGCCACAATATCGGGAACCCCGGAAGCACCGTAGCCGTGCGTGGCTGGCATGAAGTGGTAAGCCCCATGCGCAGCCAGCAGCTTCTTCACTTTGTCCTTTACCTTTTTCTCAGGCGTGGACATTTCTTGCTCACTCTACAGCAGTCGAGATGAGCTTGGCTTCAAGATACCTGACGACCGCCATCGCGTCGTAGTATTTAATTGACGTGTTGTGCAACTCACGCTCCAGTCTGGCGATCTCTTTTTTAGCCGTGTCCAACTCTCGGCGTGACATGGCTGGGGGCGCAACTGTAGCGGGTTTGGGTGCGGGCGGCGCGGCGTCCTCTGGCAGCAGGATGTACCCCGTACCTATCTTGTCTACGGTACCAGCACTAAACAGCTTCGATATCGCCGTGTACACCTGAGCCGATGGCCGTTTGATTTTGGCTATGATTTCTTTCGGAGTCATAGGCGCTTTGGATGCGGCGAGGGTTGCGATAACTTGCTTACGAACTGAGATCTTTTTCATTTGCACTCTTCCTTGATTTGTTGATACTCGTCATACGATATGTAGATCACGATTACATCTTCTTCTAGCTTGCGTCCTATACGTTCTCCTCTCCTAGATTTATTAACATTTGTTAATCTGAGCAGCGCAAACCGCTCTGACACGAACTTCGGCGCTACCGCCAAGTTTGGGATGTCTATGAACTCGATGTCTCGATTGTCTATGGCCCGAATGGAATGCACTTGGTTGCTGTCGAATGTAACGCGGACTATGTAGCGCATCTATAAGAACCTTTGTTGTGTATGTAATATATAGCTCCAGTTGAACTATGTCAAGCACCACAACGGTTCTTATTCTGCGAGTACCTCAACCCAGAAAGTGTTAGGGCGTGTGCGCATGCCAACCTCGGGGACTAGCTTCCCCTCATCGACTAGGCGCAGCATGGCTACCGCTTCTTGTACACAGGCCGGAGCGGCTAGTAGCGATGGGAGTACCGTAAGCCCTCTGTTGATCCCCCCATACCCTAACTTGTCATAGGAAAACATATCGACCGTATCATCCGCGTTTATCGTTATGCTCACCTTCATAATCTGACGCGATTTCATGCGGTCCCACTCCTTGGCGGCAGCGATACCCTTGTCGTACATCCTAATAAATGATGGCGTGCGTGGTACGTAACCGGAAGCCACCATGCGTTCGACCTCGACTATAAGGTCAGATTGTGTAGTCGCAAACGCCTCGATGAACGCCGTACGCAGAGAATACTTCCACGCATCAACCTCATTGTCGTACGTGTGGAATGTCCTGTTGGCAACCTCTTCTGGTGTGAACGATATGGCGAAGTCGCGCAGATACCTAAGCACCTTTTTCAGATCCCCGGTTCGCTTTTGATGCCTACGCGCCCCATTGAACCGTGATTGGTTGATTAGCCTAGACTGAACTACCCACGCATCCTTATCCCGGTACAAAGAGGCAAGCAAAGTACCCGACGGAAATCTAGTGTCGTGGAACCGGACAGATGATGGGTTCAACACCTCTATCCGGACGGGGAACCTGCTCACATGGGTTCGTCGTAAGTCCTTTAGCAGCGAAGTTACAACGGGGCTAAGCTGATCGGTATTTTCGATTAGCAACATGGCACTCTCCTTAAAACATAGAAAGAATCTGATCGACCTTGGACTTCACATCTAAACGTGTTGTATCGCTCTCTCTGAGATCCTTAGCTGATACTCCAACGATTGCTGTCTCAAGCTGTTTACGGGCAGTCTCCAGTTTGGTATCGCCCGTCACGTTCAGCTTAGTCAGCAGCCCGCACAATTCCACCGCATTAGTGACCAGCGTGTCGCGGAAGATCTGAGTCTTGATGACCTCTCCGTCTTTGCTGGTGCGCGGTGATTCCGAGTCGGCCAGCTTCTCACTCATCCGAGTCAGACATTCATGGAGCCTGCTCCACGCATCTTGCATAGCTTCTGACAACTTGTTCTGATAAAACGATTCGTACTGGGATTTCAACTCCCCGAGATGCTCCTCGTTCACGTCAATCCTGAAGTCCCCGATCTCCGGCACGGGCAGGAACACATACCGGAACTTGAACTTATCCTCCAGCTTGTGCGCGTCGGGATACTCGTCTGCATCGAACAGATCGCCTAGCTGGAACGCAGCCGCACTCACCAGCGTCGGGTACTCGGTCAAGAACTCATCGACCGCTTCCTTGAACTGAATCTCGTAGTCGGCCAGCATTGCCTTGTAGTCAAAGAAGTTCTTCATGGGCAGCAGCCGCGAACCCGCATCCGACCACGGCAGTGTCTGCTCGTAGTGCCACACGCGAATCGCACCGACAAGTTTCTGCAACTCGGCCAGCTTGCCAGTGTTGCCGAGCAGCGCCTTGTGAT